TGGCTCGCAAGTTCAGGTGGAGGTATCGGTGGATATTGGGGAAATGTCAGGAGTGATGGTGTGTCAACTGGCAACGGTTCTCGTTCTACTGGATCAATCCCGTTTATGCATGTCGTAGATTCACAGATGCTTGCCTTTAATCAAGGCACTACAAGACGAGGAAGTTATGCTGCATACTCTGACATCTCTCATCCAGAAATTGAAGAGTTTATTAACATGCGTAAATCATCAGGTGGTGATATCAATAGAAAGAATCTTAACTTACACAACGCAGTCAACATAACTAATGAATTCTTAGAAGCTGTTAAGACTGACGATGAGTGGAGACTGATAGACCCTAAGACTAATGAGCCTACTAAAGTTATTAGTGCTCGAGAGTTATGGATGAGGTTACTT